TGAATCTGGTGGTTCAGTTACTATAGCTGCAGCAAATGATAATACTCAATTATCTACTGAGCAAGTTCAAGACATAGTGGGGGCTATGTTTACTGGTAACACAGAAACAAGAATTACTGCTACTTACCAAGACGGCGACGGTACAATAGACTTAGTTGTTGATGATTTAGATACTGATACACAACTAACAACAGAAAATGTACAAGACATAGTAGGTGCTATGTTTAGTGGCAACACCGAGACTAGAATATCTGCGTCCTATCAGGACGGAGACGGTACAATAGACCTTGTTGTAGATGATATGACAACTGATACAAATACAAATCAGTTAACAACCTTTCAACTTGAAGACGGTGACGGAACAGAAGTTACTGTATCTCACGGAAAAGAAGTAAAGTTTAGAGAAGGTGGTGGTATTGATATTAATTGGACAGACACATCTACTGGTAGTGACGGCGACCCATACGATTTAACATTTACTGTATCAGGCATTTCAGATAGTGAAATTGCTTCTGATGCTGCAATAGGTAATTCTAAATTAGCTAACAGTGCGATAACTATTGACGGAACGTCTGTATCTTTAGGTGGTAGTATTTCAACTAATAATACACAGCTATCAACAGAACAAGTACAAGATATTGTTGGAGCGATGTTTACTTCTAATACTGAAACTAGAATATCTGCTACTTATCAGGACGGCGACGGAACTATTGATTTAGTGGTTGATGATATGACTGCTGATACAAATACACAGTTGTCAACTGAGCAAGTGCAGGATATTGTTGGAGCTATGTTCACAAGTAATACTGAGACTAGAATTTCAGCTACATATCAAGACGGTGACGGAACGATAGACTTGGTTGTAGACGATATGACTGCTAATACTCAATTATCAAATTCTCAAGTAAGAGCAGCAGTAGAGGCAGCCTCAGATTCTAATGTGTTTACTGATGCAGACCATACCAAACTAAATGGTATAGAAGCAAGTGCAGATGTAACTGACACTTCTAATGTTACTTCAGCAGGTGCATTAATGGACAGTGAGTGTTCTAATTTAGCAGCTGTTAAAGGAATAAACCAAGCATTGACTACAAGTTCTGATGTTACATTTGCTTCAGTTGATGCAGATACTATTGATGTATCAGGAGATTTAACTCTTGACGCAGACGGAGCTGACATAATATTAAAAGACGGTGGTACAGAATATGGTAGACTAACAAACTTCTTAGGTGGACTAACTTTGAAAACAGGTTCATCTGCTTCTAACGGTCTTATATTCTCAGCAGACGGAACTACTATGATTACTGGAGGTAGTATACAGATGTCAGGAGGTTTTGTTCTTGACGGTAATACTGTTACAGGCGTAGATGACTCAGGAGAGTTTACTGATGATGATGCTCACATTATGACATCTGCAGCTGTTAATGACAGAATACTGTCTTTTGGTTATACAACTAATAGTGGTAATGTTACATCAGGTTCAACTGTTGATTTCAATAATGTAACTTGTGACCAGATTGGAGTAAACGTTTCAGCTAATGGTACTGACGGTAGAATAGATGCTGGTAATGATATTGTTGCATTTTCATCATCAGATAAAAGATTAAAAGAAAATATTAAACCACTTGATAATGCTCTTGATAAAGTTTCTAAGATTAGTGGTGTAGAGTTTGATTGGAAACCATTAACAAAAGAAGAGAAGAAAACTATACACGGTAACGAAGGACACGACGTAGGTGTTATAGCACAAGAGATTGAAGAAGTATTACCAGAAGTAGTACAAACAAGAGACACTGGGTATAAAGCTGTTAAGTATGAAAAGATTGTACCATTGTTAATTGAAGCAATAAAAGAACTTAAAGAAGAAATAGAAGAGTTAAAAAAATGATTGGTTATGTAATTAGATTAATTAAAAAACTTCAGGGTAAATAATGTCTTTAACTTCATCAGGGCAAATATCAATGAGTGATATAAGAAGTGAGTTAGGAGATTCTGGTTCTATATCTTTGAAAGAAGCATCTGACGGTACTATAGCAACTATTAATACTCAAAATGACGCAGACGATAGACCAGACGGCTCTGCTCCACACGCTATGACTGAGTTTTATAGTTATGACCACGATTTAGCTGGTACATCTTGGAGCACCTCTAACACTACTTTAAACCTTAGTGGTTTCCCAGGAGGTACAGGAACTTCTGTTTCAGATGCTGAAATGACCGTGTCTAATGGTAGTGGTGGAACAAGTTGTTCTGTATCTACTACTGGTGGACCATTTGGTACATTTACATTAGCTATTTCAAGTAGTGGAGACCCAGGCTCTCTTGGTACTAGTAATAGTGGTAGTGGGTTTATAAGCACATCATCAGCTAATAGTAATAGTTTATTTAGTAGTCATAATTCAGGTACAAGATTTATTAGAACTAGGTGGGCTCACTCACCTTCTAATAAAGACGGTACAGGTAATTATACATTGACACTTACAAACAATAGTGTAGGAGCTAATATTACAGGAAGTATTAGTTTTGTTGGTGGTGGTGGTGGACCAGGTGGTGGTTTATGTATTTATGAAAACATACCAGTAAATTTAAAAGAAGGCACTGCAAACATACACGACTTAAATGTTGGAGATATGATTATGTCTTATAACTGGGAGACTGGACTAGAAGAAGAAGTTGAGATATTACAAATAGAAAAAAGATTACACGATAACTTGTATAAAATTATGTTATCAGACCCTAATGATGAAACAGAGGGAGAAGAATTAAAAGAATTAATACTTACACAAGACCACCCAGTATATAAAGAAGACGGTAGTATGGTATCTGATGACCCAGATAAAGCTAAAGATAACTATAATTTAGATTCAGCTGCTATACAACCTAATGACTTATTAAAAATATTAGACGGTAAGTATTATGCACAAGTGCATAGATTAGAGGGGTTTCCAAAGAAACATTGGACATATACAATATTAACAAGTAACAAGAACTTTTATGCAAACGGTGTATTAGTTCACTCAGAAATAGGGGATTAAAATGTACGGAAAAAGAAAAGGTATGGGTAGCAAACCTAAGAAAAAACGTAATATGAAAAAAACACGTCAAGGAAATGGTCGTGGTACAAAAAAAAAGTATAGGAGCAAAAAGTAATGGAAGTAGGTAAAGACACTAAGTTTACTCTGTCAATAGAAACAGGTATCAGTATACTTGTGACTGTAGGTATGATTATTGGTATGTGGTACTCATTACAAGCTGAAATTGAACTTGCAAAAGAATTACCAGAACCAGAGGTTTCACGTATGGAGTATGACTTAAAAGACCAAATGATACGTGATTCTATATTGAACACAGAGGGTAAAGTAGATAAGCTAGAAGAAAAAGTAGATGACATTAAAGAAGATACTAGAGCTATTACTGAAACTCTAATAGATATGAATAACAAATAATGAGGTTTACAGATGAACAACAGATTTATATCATACTTGGTATTAACGCTCTTCTCATCGCTATCTTGGCTGCACTCACAATCAGTCAACTTAACTAGCTTTCAAGAAATACAAGCACTTAATATACAAGAGTGCTCAGTAGTACAAGTAAATGCTTCTTGGAATTATGCTAACAGAGTAAAGATAGAAAAACTTGCTGACCTTTGTTACGTAGCAGAAATAGATTTAAGTAATAAAACTATAGGTGCTGTAGTACAAAAAGAGTGGAAAATTAAAGTAGTTCCTACTATTATAATTTTAAAAGAAGGTAAAGAAGTTATGAGATATGAGCCTGGTATTAGTATGAGGTTTGATGAAAAAGAAGTTTTTGATAAGATTAAGAAAGAAATCAGATGATTAAAGTAACTAAATTATCTGGTAAGAGACGAAAGTATAATTTAAATGGCAAGAAAAAAAAGAAAAGCAAAAAGAAAAAGCTCAGGAAAAAAACCAAATCCTACAAATAAAGCACTATACTCTAGAGTAAAAGCTGCTGCAAAACGTAAGTTTGATGTATATCCTTCTGCGTATGCTAATGCTTGGTTAGTACGTGAATACAAAAAACGTGGTGGTAGATATAGCTAATGGCTTACAAAGGTGGTTTAACTAAGTGGTTTAAAGAAAACTGGGTAGATATTGGTGCACCTAAAAAAGGTGGAGGCTACAAAAAATGTGGTAGGTCTAAATTAAAAGCCGATAAAAAAAGAAAATACCCTAAGTGTGTACCAGCTGCAAAAGCTGCTCGTATGACTAAATCACAAATAAGAAGTGCAGTAAGTAGAAAAAGAGCAAGAGCACAAGGAGTAGGTGGTAAACCTACAAATGTGAAAACATTTGCCAAGAAAACTAATAATAAAAAAAGGAGATAGTTATGCCTTATCACAAAGGGAAAAAGAAGAAAGGTAAAAAAAAATGAAAGTAAAAGCACCTAAAGGTTATCACTTTATGAAGAAGGGTAGCAAAATGTCTTTAATGAAAAACCCTAAAGGTGGATATAAACCACATAAAGGAGCTTCATTAACAATGAACTTACCTGTAGTAAAAACTCACGGAGGAAAATAATGCCTAGAAAAATGAAAAAGAAAAAAAATGGTTTGACTAAAAAGCAAAAAACTTTACCTAAGTTTTTGCAGAAAAAAATATTAGCTAAAAAGAAAAAGTAATGCCTCGTAAAAAGAGAGACCCTAAAAAAGGTACAGGTAAAAAACCAAAAGGTAGTGGCAGAAGATTATACACTGACGAAAACCCTAAAGATACAGTCAGTATAAAGTTTGCTACACCAGCAGATGCTAGAGCTACAGTAGCTAAAGTAAAAAGAATTAGAAAACCTTTTGCAAGAAAAATACAAATACTTACAGTGGGTGAACAAAGAGCTAGAGTTATGGGTAAAAGAACTGTAGCTAGTATTTTTAAAAAGGGTAAAGAAAGTATAAGGAAAACTAATGCCAAAAAAAAGAAAAAGTAAAAGAGACCCAAGGCTTAAAAGAGCTGGTGTATCAGGTTTTAATAAACCTAAACGTACGCCTAATCACCCTAAAAAGTCTCACATAGTTGTAGCTAAAGAGGGTGACAAAGTAAAGACTATCAGATTTGGTCAACAAGGAGCTAAGACTGCTGGTAAACCAAAAGCAGGAGAGTCTCGAAGAACTAAAATGAAACGTAAAAGTTTTAAAGCAAGACATAGAAGAAACATAGCTAAGGGTAAGATGAGTGCAGCTTACTGGGCTAATAAAGTTAAATGGTAAGGAGAATAAAATGAATATAGTAGTAAGTAAATTATTGACAAGCTTGTTAAGTGAAAAGATTTTAAAAGCTGTGTTATTAAAACTTGGTGAATATTTCATTAAGAAATCAGAAAATAAACTAGATGATGAAATCTGGGCTGAAGTTAAAAAAGCATTAAAGTAAAGGAGAAGAAAATGAATTGCGAGTGTAATTGCTGTGGAGGTTGTTAATGCCTAAACAGGCTATTAGCATTAAGTCTTTTGATAAAGGATTTATAGATAAAATATCTCAACGTGATTTAACTCCTGGTACATTAGCAGAAGCTAAAAATGTAGATGTCAGTGTACAAGGTGTTATTAAAAATGGAGACGGATTTTCTGCTGCAGATGCAACATTAACTTCTGGCTCTGGAGGTACAGCTATATCTAATACAAACCTATCCCTGTTGCCAGGGTATGGGATTTTTACGTTCAAATCTGATGTAGCACCTAAATCAAGCAAGAGCTCTGGTGAGCACTTGATATATACTAGTGGTGCAGGTAAAGTATTTATTAATGATTCTGCTTCATCATCAGGTAGTTCAACACTAATAGAGTTTGATAGTGCTGCTGACATAGGTTCTAACGTAAAAGCTGTATATTATTATGCTGACGGTGGATTAAGAATATCATCTACAAACTTTGAGGATAATACTGATACGAGAAAACAAGCATTTATTAGACAATCAAGAAGTGATAGTAATACTATGTATAATACTACTCTTGGTGACAATATGCACCTATTTACTAGTGGATTAGCTGCACCTGTAGTTGGTACATTTACACAATTTACGCCAGCTACACCAGACGCAACTTCAAACGGAAGTACAGTAGCTAATGATATTGGTTTAGGTATAGCAGCAGTAGGTACAGACGGACTGTGGCAACCAGGTAATTACGCAATAGGTCTCAGCTATGTCTATCACAATAATCAAGAATCTTTAATTACAAACTGGACTTCTAATTTAGATATTGCAGAAGGTCAATATCCTATAATACAAATATCAATAGATGATGACGTATTAGATACAGCTACACAAGAAAAGTTTATACAAGGTATGAGAGTATATCTTAGAAACTTAACTGCAGGTGATGAAGAATATGTATTGCTAATTGATGTAGACTTTGAACAAGGTTCTAGAATATCTTTGACTGACGAGTTTGATGCTTTTGCTGATAAAACAGATTATGCAATAACAGATGACTCTAGAAATGACGAGTCTGATACTACAGCTTATGAAGTAAAACAAGCAAACATAGAAACATATTCTACTATTAATGGTTTTGCACCTAATGAGCACGCTATACATTTTTACAATGATACGTTTGGATATAAGACAGCAGTAGTAGCTAATCAAAGAGCTTTTGTAGGTAATGTAAAGTATAAAGACGCTGTTAATAAAACAAAAATTATGGGAGATAGAATACAATATAGCCCTACATTAAGATATGATACATTTCCACAAACATACTTCATAGACATTGGTGCTAATGACGGAGATGAGATTGTAAAATTATTAGAATTTAGAGATAGATTATTCGTCTATAAAAAGAATAAACTATTTATTATAAACATATCTTCTAACACAGATGCTGGCTGGTATCTTGAAGGAGAGTTTTTAAATCGTGGTGTAACTAATCCTAATGCTGTTATCAAAACAGACATAGGTATTATATGGGCTAATGAGCACGGACTGTTTGCATTTTCTAGAGGTATACAAAAACTTTCAGAGTTTATAAAAGAAGAAACTTGGAGAACAAATCTTGATAATGATAATATTATGGTAGGCTTTGTTCCAAAAAGAAATCAAGTATTAGTTGTTAAAGATTGTAATAATATGTCAGATGCTGGATACATTTATGACTTGCAAACAAAATCTTTTGTAAACATAGATGAAGATAATGTTCTTAGTATGGGTGGTGCAGCAGATAATAGACCTATAAGTAATTTTATATTATTGAATAATGAATTGTGTACTTTTGTAGACGATACAACAAACAGTGATAACAATAATAAACTTAAGTTCTTTGATGTTAATACAGATGTTTCACAATCTATAGATATTCAAACACCAGCTTTTACACAAGGTGGAGAATCAGTAGATAAAAAATATTATTCTGTATATGTGACATATCAAAACAACGGTTCAGGATTACAACTTAAAGCAAAATATAATGACACTACGTATGCTGATATATTTACTGGTAGTAATTTATTAAACTCAAGTTCATTGATTACTCAAGAGTATGTAATAACAACACCAGTATTTAAAAAATCTATACAACTACAAATAGTAGGAACTACAGCAACAGATTTTGAATTACAAGATATAACTATTGTAGCTAGAGCTAAGGGAGTTAGGTAATGAGAACAAAAGCTACACAAGCAGCAGGTACAAGTAAAGTGCTCAGAAAAGGTCCAGTGAGCACCAGTGGTATGAAAAACGGTGAAGAAATATTACAATATCACAACGGTAAATTAAAAGTTATTAGAAAAGAATTTGGTAAACTATTTGAAATGGAATATAAAAGAGCTGACCATAGAGAGTTAGAAACTTTTGCAAAGTTTTCAGATGTTAAAAGACCACAAAAAAATGCTGTAAAAGTAATTAAAGAAGGTGTAAGAATAGCAGAAAATAAAAACCTATATACAACTCTTCCACCTACTGCAGATTCTACAGCTCAGTCTGGAGAAGCAGTAGTGGATAGTGGTAACATTATACCAAAATAATAGTAGAAATGAAGACAGGTATATTTATAAATTAGAGAGGGATTACAATTATGTACGGAAAGTCACCAGGACAACAAGCACAAGAAGACTATACTCTAACACAATTAGAGGCAGAGAGTTCTCTATCCGAAGCTAGATTTGATACAGCAACTGAAGGATTAAGAAGTAAAGGTATCATAAAAGGATACATCAACGAGTTCAAACAAGATGCAGCAAAATCATTAGCTGAATTAAATAAAAAGAAAAGACGAACAGGTATTGGAAGATTAGTCGGTGGACTTATTGGTACAGCTATATCTCTTGCAAACCCTGCTTTAGGTTTAGCAGCAAGAGCAGCTATACCAGCAGCTGGTAGTTTATTAGGTGGAGCAGCAGCAGGTGGATTTAAAAATGTTGCAGTAAATTTACCTGATAGAGTAAAAGACAAATTAATTTTTTTAAAGAGCGAAGAAAAAGACGCATATCAACAAGCACAAGAATTTGAAGCTGCTATAAAACAAGACGATGTAGACTTTGAACAAATGCAAGTTTTAAAATCTGGGACATCTTTCTTAGGTAACCTAGGTACTCAAGCTGTTTTAGATAATTTAAAATTAAGTGTTCCAGTAGGTGAAGGTGCTGATGCTATAACTAAAGATGTGTCTTTTGCAGAGGCTAGAAAAATTTTAGGTAAAGATGATTATAAATTTATGGACTACCTAAGCGATGTAATGACAGTAGGAACAGGTGGACAACCAGCAGACACAATCGGTGCTCTTTCATCAAAACTTACAGAAGCAGCAAAAGCTGCAGCAAGAGATGAAGTACCTGAAATTCTTACAACTGCTTCTAATGCTGCTACTGCTCCTATGACAAGGTATGTCGAAGGTATAGGTTATACAGATGTTCCAACTATGGATTTAGGTGACGTTTTTGATGAAACAAAAAGTGGTCTTTTAAATTTAAATAGTGAAGAAAGAGATTTAGCTAGAAAAGGTTTAGATAAACTAAGAGGTGGAAGAGGTAACTTTAATCTTATGGATAGTTATCTAGAACGTATACTTGCATTTGACGACAGGTATCAATTCAATAATATTCAAGGATATTTTGACGGTGCTCCTGATTATGTCATCGGCGAATATAGCAACCTCCAAAGTGTAACACCTCAAGTTTTAGATGCTTATAATTTTGATGCACTAATAAAGGCAGGGTTAGAATAATGGCTATAAAACCTTTTAAAATGCCAGACGTAGATGCTGCTTTCAAACAATTAAATCCAAATCAAGTTGCACCAGGTAATGCTGCTGGACTTGGTTCTGGTAATTTATTAGGGCAACCAAACCCAGTAACTGCAGAAACGTTTACTATGCCAAACCTTACACCAGATATAGAACCTGAATCAGGTGATGAAACAACAGGTACAACATCATACGGAGACCCAGATGATACTGACGGTATGGGTGGTAACGATGATGAAACTGTAGAGCAACCTGGACAATCACCTTTAGAATTATTACAATCTTTCTTTCCTGATGCAGACGTAGCTGACTTAGAGAAGCTTACTCAATTCGTGTCTGTAATCCCACAAGACATCTATGATGCAGCTGACGCTGATAATGAAATGTATCAGCTAATGCGTCAGGAAAGAACAGGACAGCTTGAAAGTGCAAGAGATATGTCAGAGTCTTTATTAAGAGATTCTTTATTTAGAAACCTAGAACAAGCAAGAGGTATGGAGGGTAAAAGAGGATTTGCTTTAGGTAGAAATATATATGGTGACGTTAGCGACCAAGCAGCAACAAGATTTATGGGTGTACAATCTGATTTTGGTAGAGGTTTATATAATATAAATGAAGAAATACTAGGTCGTGTAAGAAGTGCACGTCAATATCTATCAAGCTTAGAAGCAAGACAAAGAGGAGACTTAATAAAACTAGCAGACTTAGCAGATTTATTTGACCCTGTAGATGAAGATAACAATGATATGGAACAGGACCAAGATGATAATGGTATGTATGACGGATAAGGATATTAAAAAATGAGTAAACTATTTGAAAATATTAATATAATAAAAGGGTTTGTGAACAACAAAGCTGTTCAACAGGTAGCAAAAGCAGATTCTCTAAATCAGGTATATGAATCTATAGCAAATATATTTCCTGAAACTGTAGCAGCAGCTAATGAATTTCAAAGACAAGACAGAGCTTTTGCTTTAGAAGCAGATAAACTTAAGCAACAAAAAGCTAATGACGCAAAAATTATGTCACTAGAAGAAGATAAACTTATATACGAAGCTACTAGAGATATTGTAGACAACTCTATAACTAGCCCTTCTATAGATTCTTCTCCTGTGAGTATGGATTTAGATGTTTTTAAAACTGATGTATTTAAAGAGATTGCAAAAAAAAGTAATCAAAGAAGTAAAAACGATTATAATACAGCACAAACTTTTAATCAAGACTTACAAGCCTATGATAACCTTTCTTTAGAAGAAAAAGAAACTAATTTTGATTTACTAGAAAGAAAATCAGAAGAACTTTTTAAACTAGAAAATAAACTTAATTTAAACTTTAATCCTGATTCTAAATATTATAAAAAAATGGAAGAGACTCTACAAGAAAAAGGTGATGAGCTAGTAAATGAGTATGGTATTAATTTTTATGAAACATTTATAGATAAAAATGCTGCATCACTTGGTATCAATGAGCAGGATAAACAAAATTTAATTATGACTTTTAAACAGTCTAAAAGTCCTGAACAAGTAAAGCAAGCTATTAGTACATTTTTAGATAATGTGCAAATAACTAAGCAATTAGCAGCTGGAGAGCTATCAACATTAGTAAATTTAATGTCTACAATATCAGACCCTAGATTT